AGTTTTTTCATTGGTCAAAGGGCGTAGGAGAAGTCGAGCAGGTAGTCGGCGGTCGGGACGACGCTCGAAAAGTTCACCTTAAAGCCGTCCGTCGAGACCGAGCCGATGACCACGCTCGCGTGGATCAGGTCGCCGTCCTCCGGTATCGAGACGTGCGGCAGGATGCGGGTCGGCACGCTCGGGAACGCCAACCCCGTGAACTCGTAGGTGTCGACGCCGGGCGGGATGCTTACTGTCGCGCTTCTCATGTCATCGTCCTCCGGTGGTAGTATGGCCGTGATCCTCGGGCACCTGAAGTTGTAGGTCACTTCCAGCCCGGTTCCGCGATGCGGTCCGAACGCGACGGATTCCAGCACCGTCCCGGCGATCAGCACGTCCGTCGTCGTCTCCCCGAACGCCCCGCACCGGCACGTCAGCAGCGCAGGACCGTCCACGAGCTGGTCGTAGTGCCCGAGCTTGAACAGCTCGCACTCCGCAACCGTGTCGAACTTCCGCGTCACCGTCACCGCTAGGTTGATCGAGCGGTTGTGCCGCGCGAAGAACATGGCCGACGCCGCGCGCATGAAGTCGGCCTCTTGAACGATCTGCCTCCCGTTCAGCGACGTGGCGACGACCGGGCTGTCGTCGTCGCCGATCCATACCGCGTCGTACTGAATGTTCATGCCTCATTTCCGGCACCTGCTGTTCATGGCGCAACTTCCGCGTCGCTCACGAGCGCGATCGGGTTGACGGTACCGCCGCTGATAACCCGCGTGCTCGTCCACTCGACCGTCCCGACCTTGTCCTTGTTCGCCGCCCATATCGCCTGCGCGTTGCTGATGTTCGCGCCGTAGATGCGCAGAAACAGGACCGTCCCGGTACCGTTGACCGGCGCGACGATGTCGAAGTTCTGGCCCCCGGCAGACAGGCTGCGCCCGCGCGTCGCCCCGCTCCCTTGGACCTTGAGCGCCTGCAAGACGTTGTCGAACACCGCCCCGTCCGGTATCACGTCGATCTTCGCCACCAGCCCGTCGAACCAGTAGTTGGTCAGCCCGTGCGCCTCGGTCACGCGCGCCGTCAGCGACAAATCCCACGTCACCTTCGGCGGCTCGATCCCGGTGAACGACGACCACGGCGACAGCCTGATCGTCTGCACCGCCACCACCGACGCGGTCCCGGTCGTCGTCGTCTCGGCGTCCACGGTCGTCGCCGGGGGCATCGAGGTCACGGCCCCGGTGATCAGCGCACGGGCGCCGACAGCGACGAACGTCACCGTCCACCCGTCCGAGAGCGACCCGGCCACCGTCACCCCTCCCGCAGCGATCACGGACGCCAGCGCGTTGAGCGCCGTCGCGAGGTCCGCAGCCGAGATGTTGTAGGCGAGGTCGCCCGTCGTGTTCGCCCCGAACGTCAGAGTAAACGTCCCGCCGCTAAGCCACCGGCACTCTGCCGGCGCGGTGATTATCTTGTTCACGTCGATCGCCGAGTAGGCGTTCGTCCACGGGTAGAGCTTGAGGACGCGCTTCTCCTTGTGCGACCCGTCGCCCACCACCGACACCGCCACGCTCAGCGCGGTGATCGACGGCCACCCGGCGAACGTCGCCGTGATCGCCCCGGCACGCGCCCCGACCGTCACCCACTCGACGGTGAACCCGATCTTGTAGCTCCCGGCCACGGTCACGCCACCGTCCGTCGTCACGCTCGCGAGCGCGTTCAGCGCGGTCGCCACCTGAGTCGCCGTCGCGTTGTAGGCCAGCGCCGCCGTCGTGTCCGCGCCGTACGTCAGCGTGTAGGTCAGGCTGCGCAGGTTCGTCGTCGAGTAGAGCGATCCCTCCGCGCTGCGCGCCGTCTTGTTCTTCGTCAGGAACGTGAACTCGATCTCGCCGAGCGGCTGCGCCTTCGCTGCCGGAGTCACGTCGGGCATCTTCGTTATCGCCGCCGTGAAGAACTGCGTCACCACGTCGTCCGTCAGGCTCAGGATGTAGAGCGGCACGTCGGCCCCGAAGACCAGCGTGCCCGGCAGCATGTCGAAGTAGGGGAACAGCACGGACAGGTTCTCCCACTCCCCGAGCAGCGTCGCGCTCAGCTTGAACTCTTGGTCGTCGATCCTCGTGTCGATCGGTCCGTACGCCTCCGCGCGGATCGGGAACGTCTTCGTGTTCGTCTTCAGATCCAGCGGGTTCTCAGAGTAGAGGAACGCGCCTTGGAAGATCACGACGCCTGCCCCGCTCGAAAGGCGGGTTCGGTCAACGGTTGGTAGGCTCATAGAATGGCTTTCGGTTCGTTGGGTTGTCTCACGGCACCGGCTTCGGGTCGAGATAAAACACCGTCTGGAAGAGCGCGGTCACGTCGACCACGTCCTCGTCCTGCCCGTACTCGTAACTGTGCGCAAGCAAAGTCTGGAAGTTCGTCGGGCTGAAAAAGTGCAGCGACCGGACGACAAGCTCGACGATCTCCGTCGCCGTCATCAGCTTCGCCCACTTCGTGGCGTCCGATTCCTGCCCGTCTTCCATCAGCCAGTAGTAGAGGTTATCGTCCGACTGCAGGACCGAGCCAGTCGTCGGGACGCTCGTTAGCGCCAGCCGCGCCGCCTCGTCGTCCACCGTCGCGAACAGGTTCTGCTTGCGGCTCCGGTTTATCGTCACGTTTTCGAGCACCCGAACCCCGACCGTCACGTCGAACTGCGGCGACTTCGAGTTCGGCTTGGTCGTCTTGCCGCTGCTCGTCCCGACGATCGCCGCCGTCCCGAGCTTGGCCAGCCCCCGGTTGATCTCGTTGACTATGTCCAAGCGGTCGACCGTGAGCACCGTCACCCCGCGCAGCGACTCCTTCGACGACAGCTCCGACGCCACGTCGTTCTGCAAGGTGATGATCGAACTCATTCGAGCACCCCCAGGAACGAGACAAGCTCGCGGCTTATGACTTCCTTCAAACGCGCGTCGGACGGGATCACGTCCGGGTCGGGCGCTTGCGTGACGCCCTTCGACAGCCAGAACATTATCTTGCCGCTGAGAACCGACGTGCGGCTCGTCTTCACGCCGCTGCCTGCGACGCGCGAGCGGCCAGCGACGCGCTCCGTCGTCACCAGAGCGGCGGGCGCGTTCGGGGCCCGTCCGAACTTGACGAAGCGAAGCGGGAAGTCAGACGCGACGTGCCCGTGCGCTTCCGGCCTCGCGGGTATCGTCAGGTAGGTCTTGTTCACCGGCTTGATGGTCCCGCCGTAGTAGCGTTGGGCCATCCCGATCTTCGTGATCGACACCCGCGCCGTCTTCGCGTCCGAGTAGGCCGTCGTGCTCTTGGCCGCCTGCTCCCAGAAGTTCGTCCTGCGCCCGCCGATCGCGTTCGGCCTCGATCGGTTCAGCGCGAACAGGTACCCGCGAACCTCCTGCTGGCAGACACGCGCGACGAACTCGTGCATCTCTGCCTGGCTGTTCAACGCGCGTTCGAGCTTGCGCAGCTTCGACGCGGGCGACTCCTTGACTGTGATCAGGACGCTCATGCGACGACGCTCCTCGTCTCCTTTTCGAGCTGCTCCATGTCCTGACGCCCGGCCCCCTTCATCCAAGCGACGAAGTCCTCGACGCTCATCTCCTCGATGCCCCCGAAATGTTCCGGGCCGCTGCCGTCCGTGAACGCATCGAAGTAACCTTGCTTCGCCTCCTCCGGCCCGGGGAAGTCCAACATGGCCTTCAGCTCGTCGAACTCGCGCGTGACCGGGTCGTACTGCACGATCACGAACACGCGCTCCGACGACGGGGCGGGCCCAACGAAAACGTCCAGCGCGTCGAGATCGTCGCTGACGGTGCCGCCGACGTAGCCGTAGGGCCAAGGCATGACGCTTGCCCACATCGTCCCGTCGGACGCGATGCCGGTCCGAACGTCCCCGGCCTCCGTCTCGATCACCAGCGTCAGCCCGCGCCACTCGCGCGTTCCCGCCGCAGGCTGCTCCTCGTCGGCCATCAGCACGCCCTTGCGCACCTTGAACCCGTCCCCGAGCGAGTCGAGAAGCGCGTCCTTTATGTCCCGCGCGAAGTTCAGCACGCCTTCCCCGAGCCCCTCGATGAACTCAAGGTCGGTCGGCTCAACGTCCTCGTCCTCATCGATGACCCCGAGCGCGACGGCTTCCTCGCGGCTCACGTCGCGAACGTCCATCCCGGAGTTGAACGCGAAAGGCGGGAACGGGTTCCCGAGCGTGTCCTTGTACCCGCCTTCACCGTCGCCCAACGCCTGCCAAACTTCGTCGTCCTTCCGCGCGATCATGCGCCCGCCGTAGAGCTGCCCACCGGCCGCCTCCCACCGCTCGAACCAGTCGCGCGGCTCCTCGCGCTCCCCGGCCCTGAACAGCTCTTGGCACGGGAACGCGTTCAGGATCACGTCGGACTGCCCCTGCTGGAAGTTCCCGAAACCCCACGCCATCTCGCTCTGCGTCCGAACGATCAGGTCTATGCGCGGGTCGTTCTGAACCTGCGGAACCGAGAGCTGGTCGGCGAGATCGCGAAGCTCCTCGCGCGCCGTCGCCGGGTTGAACCCTTCCGTCGCCCCGCGCTTCGCCCGCTTCGGTTCCAAGATCGACCCGACGGTGTCCTTCACCCCTTGAAGGAACTTCGCGTTGGTCACCCGCGCCGAGAACACCGCCCCGCGCTTGACCTGCGACGCCATCTGCCGGAGCTGCTCGCTCGACAGCGACGTGGGCAGCAGCGACTTGACCCGGTTGCTGTGGATCGCTTCCTCGAACGGTACCAGCGACTCGAAGATCACGCCGCAGCCTCCTTCTCTTGCCCGCGCCTTATGTCGCGACGCCAAAGTATCTCCTCGCAGGACTCGAGGGCCGTGATCGCCCGGCTCGTCTCCTTGCACGGAACGCGTCGCCCCTGAACGCGCAGCCGGTGGAGAAGAACGCCGAGCAGCTCCTCGTTCGTGACCGCCCCGCCCGGCATGAACTCGATCGAGGTCCCGTCGCTCAGCTTGTAGCGTTCGCCGTCGACGACCGATATGAATTTCTGCTCCCCGATCATAAGCCTCCGAGCGTTCGCCTCGTCGCCAGCCTCGTCGAACTCTCGACCACCGTCGCCGTCGGCCCGAACGCCATCGCCGGGTCGCTCTCCGGGTCGTTCGGCTGGCTGATCAGAAGCTGCGTGTCCTCGCGCTCGCGCAGCTTCTCCATGTCGGCCTTCGCGTCCTCGATCTGCTTCTTCTGGTCGTCCGTCAGCTTGAGCTGCGGGATGCGGTCCTGCAGCGCCTCGATCATCAGCCAGCACAGCATCCAGACGCACTCGGGCGGCACGCTGTTCGCCGTCGCGCTCAGACGGTTCCTCGGGTTGCTCGCGATCGACTGGCGAACGCGCGACGACTGGACAGGAAGCTGCGAGACGAAAGGATCGGCCTGCCCCGTCTTGAGCGCCGCCGTGCGCAGCGCGTCGAGCTGCGGGGCGACGAGGAAGGGATACAAACTGTCCGCAGTTATCACCACCCATGCGACTGTTCCGGCCATAGCGTCACTTGAGTATCGTCGCCTTGACCGCCGTCACCGTCACGTTGTTCGTCTGCGTCGTCTCGATCTTCGAGAGCTTGATCCGCGTCACGTTGACGAAGTTCGTCGGCTGTATCCAGTAGAAGCCCTTGACGTTGGTCGACCCGTTCGACGACAGCGAGTAGGAGATCGGCCCCGTCGTCGAGTAGTTCGTCGTCGCGGGCTCCGCGTCGATCGTCACGTCGAACGTGAACACCAAGTTGGACGTGGTGCTCGTCGTCTCCGCGCTGAAGATCGGCATGATCGCCATGCCGTCGCGCGACGCGCTCGTGTTCCCGACGAACAGCACGTTGCCCGTCACCGTCTTGACCTCGTTCGACAGAACGACCGGCGAGCTTAGGAAATCGCTGAACGTCTGCCCGACGCAGCAGACCGACGTTAAAACCGCCGCCGCCGCAACCGCGAGTAGTCTTTTCATTGTTGGTTCCCTTCAAGCGAAAACCGGACGGACGGTCTTCCCATCCGCCCGGTCGCTTTTGGATAAGTTTTTTTGCCGTCCGCGTTTCGGTTTAGCTGATCGTCAGTTGGCGAACGCCGAGCGTCGACGTGATCACGGTGTCGGAGTAAATCTCCACCGTTATGTCGACGAGCTTCATCGTCACCTGCTGCTCGTACACCCGAACCATCGTCCCGCCCATCGTCTGCGTGACGAACCGCTTGATGTTCGACGGGTCGTCGATGCTCTGGTTCGGGTTCGCCAAGAACACGAGCACCCGGTTGCCGCCGAGGATGCCGAGCTTCGCCGTCGGCGACGACTGGTACATGTGCCGCGCCACCATGCCGCGCTGGACGCCCACGAACTGCGCGACCTGATCGACCGTGATGCCCGCCGACGCGAAACCTCCCGCTAGGTTCTGCGCCCTGTGCGCCAAGATGCGCTTGCTCCACGCCGTCAGGTCGTAGAGCACGTTGGACGGAGGAACGCCTGCGGCCCCGACGTAGCTGATCACTTCGTTCAGCACGTCTTGGTCCGGGTCTTTCCCGCTCGACGTGTCCCACGTCTTCGCCGTGTTCGTCGCCGCAGCCGACAGCAGCGTGATCGCCCGGCGAACCTCGTTGCGCAGGATGCGCTCTTGCAGCTTCGCCACCGTGCGCTCGCGCCAGTTGGTGTTCTGGTCGACGTTGTCGAGGTCGATGCGGATCGTCAGACCCTTGTTCTTGGTCGTCCCCGTCGCCTTGTCGCTCGTGTACTCCACGCGCTTGAAGTCGGCCCCGATCGCGCGCACGTCGTCCGTCTCGGTCACGAACGCCTCGACGTTCGGGAATGTGCGGTACTCGAACCGGCGCGGCACCTCGGTCGGCGGCGCGATGAAGTCGATGAGCTGCTGCAAGCCCTCTTGGTCCCGCCAGCCCGTCGCGTAGGTCGTCAGCGGCTCGCTGAAAAACGCCTCGACGAAGCGCGACGTGTTCGCCATGCAGACAACGCCCGGGTTCGGGTTGCCGTTGTCTTCGGCGTACTGCTCGATGCGGAAATCGTTCCCCGCGTCGTTCGCAATCAAAATGTCTCTCATAGGTTTGGTCCGTTTAGATGTTGACTGCGTCGATCACGCGAGCGCGACTCCGGTGAAGAAGATCGCGACCTCGATCTGGTCGCCCGTTGCCCCGGACGCTTGGATCGCCCGGCCGATTGCGTAGCCCGTCGAGACGGCTGTCTTGACCGTCCCGTCGCCGTTCGACTGGACCAACGCGCCCGCAGCTATGACTCCCGTCGCGATGCAGATCGTCGTCCCGACGCAGCCGGGTATCAACGCCACCGAGACAGGATCGCCAGCGGCCAGCGCGGCGTCCTCTGCAATCCCGATCGGGATGTCGGTCGCCGACGCGCTCACCGCTACGTGCGCTTCGTCGGTCCCGATCTTCACGACGTGGTACCGCGTGATGGCAGCGTCGGCGATGAGCGTCTTGCGCCCGCTGACGTGCCTCCCCGCGTTGGGTGGGTTCGCCGCGTTGACCATGTTGCGTAGTTCCGTGCGCTTCCGACGCTGGCGCCACACGCACACGGAGGCAATGGCCAGCAGGACCAACCCGGCCCCAAGGATTCCATAAGGATTCATTTAAGGTTCCTGTCAGTGTTTGGCGGCGCTGTGGTGTTCGCAGCGCCAGTGCATCGCGTTCGTCTTTACTTCTTGGCGCTTTTCGCCTCGTCGTCCGCTTTCTTCTTCGCTGCCGCTTCGGCGGCCTCGCGCTCTTTCACCTCCCGGTCGTGCGCCTGCTGGCGTCGCACGACTTCGATCGCGTCCTTCTCCGATAGGCCGTGCCGCATCTTAAGCGCGACGGCCTCGCGTATGTCCTCGGTCACGCCGGCAGTCTTTAGCTGCCCCTGCAGCTTGCCGATCTGCATGTGGAGCCCTTGGATCGTCTCCTTGAGCCGCTGGTTCTCTGCGGCCAAGTCTTCCACCGCCGCGTTCGGGTTCTCTTTCTCGTCTTTCGCCATAGTTCGGTTTTGCCCGTCAGGGCGGTTGAGTGTTTACGCTGCCTTCCGCTGCGGGACAGCCGACTCCGGTTGGTGCATCCCGGCCAGCAGCGCCTTGCCTTTCTCCGACGACTTTACTTTCGAGTAGGCTTGGTCGTAGGTCAGCTTCTGGTCCACCATCACCTTCGCGACCTCGTTCGCGAACTCCTGCGCGTTGCTGACGCCCTTCGAGCGTTCGCCCCCGAGCCCGTCGCTGGCGGTACCGCCGCCCGGCAGAGCTGGCGCTTTCTCCGTCAGCTTCTTCACCTCGGCGTCGAAGTCCGTCGCGTTGGCCAGCAGCTTCTCCGTCGCTTCCTTCTCCGCCGCGGTGATCTTCTTCGCGATGATCAGGTTCGAGACGATCAGACCGATGCGCGCTTGGCGCTCGTTCGCGAAGTTCCCTTCGGCAGCCGTCAGCTTCTTTTGGAGGTCGGCCTTCTCGTCTTCGGCCTTCTTCTTCGCGGCGGCCTCGTTCGCGGCGAGCGTCTCCTTGTCCTTGAGGTCCTTCGCCAGCTTCTCGTTCGCCTTCTCCATGTCGGCAACCTTCGACTTGATCGCCTTGTCGTCCGGGTCGGCGTCCGTGGCCATCGCCGTGTTGTAGGCTTTCTTGACGGCCTCCTCGTTCGCGCTCTCGTTCAGCCCGAGAAGCGACAAGACCATCTTGCGGTAGTCTGCCGTCGCGCCGGTTCCCGGGTCGCCCTCGTTGGCCATGCTGCGAAGACGCAGGCGGCGCTGGCGAAGGCTCCACCGGCTGGCTCGCCAGCAGAAGAAAACGATCAGGAAGATAGGAGCTAGCGCCCCGGCGATGATGATTGCTGCGAGTATCGTGTTCATTGTTTTTTGGTTTTTTATACGGCCTTCGTTTGAGAACGCTCGACTTCGTGAGGACACGTCCTCCCAAGACTTCGAGCCATATTGCAATTCATGCATAGTACCCCGTAGCCTTGCGGATACCCGCTTCGCTTGAGATACCGATAGAAGTTCGTCGCCCCGCGAATCTTTAACTGAGCTCTGTGCTGCTTGCCACCGCCGTTGCTGTGGTCGATCGAAAGAAATTCGATGTGACTCTCGCCGCAACACGCGCAGCGCGGAACCGTCTCGTCGGAATAGTGCGCCAACACTTCGATCTTCAGTTGCCTGTTAGCTACTGTCGACGTAGCCAAAATCGCTTCGCGTTTCGACGGATAAGACTTCCTTCGTTGCTTGTTGATCTTTTGACCCATCGACTTCCACCACTGTCGTCTCTTACGCAAAATGATTTCGCGATTCGCGACGTGGTAATGACGCTTCTGCGTCAGAACCTCATCCTTGTTTTTTCGATACCTCGCTTTCGCTTGAGCTCGGATCAAAGCGCGTTTTTTCACGTACCGCGCCTTGCGCTTCGCTACTTGCTCCGGGCGTCGGTAATAATCCACGACTTGGTAGTGATGTTTGTAGGCCATTGCTTTAGTCTTCGAGTTCTAACTGCAATTTCCCACAGATTTTTTTGGCAGTGTCCTCGTCGTAGCCGCCCTTGCCTTCCATGTGCACGAGGCACGCGTCGAAATTCTCCCACGGCCCGAACGAGTTGACGAACGCGGTCATCCCGCCTTTGAACGTCCCCTCCTTCTCGTCGACCATCGAGCGCACCCGGCGCATGTTGGCCATCCGTCGGGCCGCCTTCATCGGGGCGTCCGCTGCGCCCTCGTTCTTGTCGTCTTCGTTCGCGACCGGCTCGAACACCGTCTTGCGCTCGACCTGCTTCGGGTCGCCTTCGGCCAGGACGATCTCTCCGGCCTTCACCGTGAACTCGTGGCGATAGTAGAGATCGTCGGGGCACTGGCAGATCACGCTCCACGGTTCCGACACCGTCTCCGGCGCGAACACGTCCGTGATCCAGATGCTGCCGGGATACTGGCGGCCCGCTGGCGGCGCTTTCTTGAACCGCGCGTCGTTGTTCAGAACCGACTGCAGCTTCTCCCGCACGTCGTTCGTCGAAAACTCGTTCGCCGCGTTCGCAGCTTTCGCCGCGTCGTCGTCCTCTGGTTGCCCTGCCTTCTTGCTCGTCGTCAAATGGTGCTGCGCCATCTTCGCGTGCTGCTCGCACGCGGCGTCGCGGATCGGGCAGCCGCCCTGCGCTTTGCTCGACGCGTCGTTGAGCTTCTTCGCGTCGATGTGCGCCTTGACCGCCTCCTCGTGGTCGCCCGGGTCGTTGGTCGTCGCCGCCTTCGCCGTCGCTTTGAAAGCTGCCTTCGTCGCGGCCTCCGCCTCGTCGACGAAATCCTTACGCACGTTCCCGAACAGGCGCAGACGCGCGAGCCGCTTGAACTGCGTCGCCTGCTGCGCTTCGTTCGCCGCCGTCACCGGGGGCACCGGGATGTTCGGCTCGTTCGTGAACCCGACCGACTTCAGCCGTACCGGACGCCACACGCCTTTCTCGTTCGGGTCTTCCTTGAGGAACCAGTTGACGCTGTGCCCGCCGAACGCTTCGTCGGCGATCATCGACTCGCCCTCGCTCCCGAACCGGACTCCGGCCCACAGGCCGTCGTCGCGTGCTTCGAGGTCCTTGATGCGCCCGTAGGCTTTCGTGTCCTTGTAACGCTCGTTGAACGCCGGGTGGTCCGGGTGGCCGATGTACCACGGCAGGCCGAGTACGCGCTTGGGCAGGCTCGTGACCTTCTTGAACTCGTTGACGATGTTCTGCGCGTCGGCTTTCTCCAGACGCTGCAGCCCTTGCTTGTTCGGCCAGTCGCCGTAAGGCGCGAGCATCGCCCACCTGATCTTCGTCTCCTCCTTCGGGGCCGAGAACTCGTTGGAGAAAAGGATCGAGGGGAACTCGAAAGCGATCGCCTCGCTGTTGGCCATCAGTTGGAACTTTGGACGCCTGACTCGCATCACGGGCGGCACTATCGTCGACGCGACACGCGGAGAGCAACAGAAAGGTTGTGGCCACCTAAATACCGCAGTCGCTTACGGAGCACTTGGCCCGCCTGCTTCCTCACCTAAAATAAAGCTCTCCAAGTCTTCCGGTGGTCCCCGGAACAAGTTGTGTGAACCTGTGTACTCAGGGACAAGCGGCGGGTATTCATCGTAGTCAATGTGAAGAATCCCATAAGGAGCAAACAAGTGGTAAACGCGACTCGTGGTGGTTGGCCCGTTGCCCCAGACAGCGTTCGCATCGTCCAAGGACACTGCCAACAGCACATCGCCTTCAAAAAGATAAGTAGAGCCAACCAACGGTCCTACGAGTGTTGGGCTTTCTCCTGTAACATCGAAAATTGAGTAGCCAGTCAAATTGACGGGAACGGAGTAACTTTCGTCAACATCGTTGATAGTCACTTGGATGCTGCCGCTGTTACGAACTACCAAGGTTGCCCAATCTCGAATACCCTGTGCAGAGGGCGGGCTGCTGGTGCCGCCGCTGAGGTCAATCGTTCCTGAGACGAAGTCTTCGCTGGCGACGCAGCGGGCGAGGATGTGGTCAACGCTGGCTTGAGAGAGGGCGCAATTTGCGAAGTTAAGAGTTGATCCGTCACCGGGCAAATACGCTGGAAGGCTCAAGTCTTCGAGAATGGAGCAGCCGTGGAAATCTATCGAACCACTGACAAGCGAGGGCGCAGAAAACCCGGTCAACTGAGTTAGGGTCGCCGATAATGTTCCGTCGATCGTTTCGATGCCGTTCAGTGCAATCTCTCCTTCTCCGTCGATAAGAGCCGCAAGATCCAAATCAAGACTTCCTGTGGTATCTGCAATGGCAGGACTCCAAGTGATACCTGATGGAGCGCCCTCAACAGCCACCCAGTCCGCGCTCGTTACTCCGGTGCTCCGCCAGTAGGCATTCGCGTCTATGTCGTGGTAGAGCTGGTTCAGGAACGCTGGCGTGACAACGTCGATCGGGGAACCGGAGCCGAATTTGCCGCCGCCTTCGCCAGCCTGCTCAACGAGATAGTCGTCCCACGCGATCTGGTGCTGCGCAACCTCAAGCGCGTCGGACGGCTTCAACCCGGCTGATATTTTCGACGCCACCAGCGTTTCAAGTTTGCCCATAGGTTCACTTCCTCCTGGCGTTGGCCATCTGAGCAACGCGCGTCAGCGTGGCCTTCGCCCACCGGGACAAGTTCCCGTTCGCCACTTCCTTGAACGCCTGCTTCTGCGTCGGCGTCACGCGCATCTTCAAAATCTCCGACGCCTTCTCTTGGAGGTTAGTGGCCATTTGGAGTTGGCGCTGGCGTCGTCGAGCGAGGAGTCGATCGACGGTGAAGCTCTTTGTGCGCGAGCGGGCGCGGGCCGGTGACCAAACCGTTGAGCAGCATCACGCCCATCAGGTCTTGCAGCCCTTGGGCGTTGTCGGGCGTCTTGTTCGCCTTGCGTAGGTAGACCGGGAGATCGTCGCGCAGCTTCTTAAGCGCCGCCTGCATCTGCTCGTCGTTCGCCATCTCGCTGATCGCCTTCAAGCGGTCGCGCAGCGGCTTGAGCGCGAGCGACGTGTCCTTGGCGAACCGGGCCTTCGCGCGGTTCAGGAACACCTTGGAAATCTGCGCGGCGTTGGCCGCCGTCTGACTCGCGATGTTTCCGTTGCGGTGTCCGTTCCCGTTCCTGTTCGCCGGAGCGCCGTTCGGGTCGTCCTCTTCGCCGTCGAGCCCTTGCCCCGGCACCGCGGCTGGCTGCGGAGCCGACAGCATCTCCTCGTCGTCCTCCGCTTCCGCGCGGCCGTAGCGTTCGAGCGCCGACGCGATCGACAGCTTGACGCCGCAGCTCAGCAGGAACTGGTCGACCGCGATCTCAAGGTTCAGGTCTTTCGGCTTCGGGATGTTCAGCTTGACGTACGCCTTCGGGACGACGTTCTGGCCGAAATGCCAGCGCAGCACGACCGGGTCGATGTAGTGGTTCAGCGTCTCGGTGATCATCTGCCCGTTGTGCTGCTCGATCAGGTCCGTCTCGTCCCCTTGCAGCGACGCCCCGGTCCCTTCCGCGTGCTTGCCAGACGAGAGCGTGCCAAGGTCGGCCCCGCGTGCGACCGCGCAGATCGCCTTGTCGATGTAGTCCACGAGCAGCGGGTAGGGCAGTTGCCCGGTCGCTCCGAACTCCAGCTTCTCGATCGCGTCGGCGATCCCGATGATGAGCGCCGAGTCGGTCCCGATCGCTTCGAGCGCACGCTTCATCGCGTCGAAACCGGGCGTCCCGTTCGGGTGCGTCGTCTTCCCGATCGGCAGCGGCATCCCGTTGCGCTCGGAGTAGATCAGCCAGTCGCGCAGCGCGATCGTTTTGTACATCCAACCGACGCTGATCGCCTCCATGATCCCGTCCCCGACGGTGACCATCCACTGGCCGTCCGTCAGCGTGATCCCGTCCCAAGCGAAGTTGCCGCAGAAGCGCAGCGAGCCAGTCCGGTTCTCGAAGAACCAGAGCGGGACGAAGACGAAGCTGGCCGTCAGCCCGAGCACTTCCCCTTCGTCGTCGATCTGCGGCTTCCAGACGATCTCGTGGACCGCGTACTTCTTGAGCGTCGCGTCCATCATCTGCAGAACGAGCGTCCCGAACCCTCCGCGCTGGTTGCGGTCGACCGCGTTGGTGCATTCGAGGTTCGAGTAGAAGTATTCGAGCGCCTGCGCGTGCTTCTCCGCCTCGACCGGGTCTGCCCCTTCGACCTTCACGATCTCGTAGTCGCGGCGGGCCAGCGCCATCTTCAGCTTTCCCGTCGCGCTCTTGATGACGAGGTCGCGCGATTCGAGCGCGTCCATCGTCAGGCTGAACCGACGCATCGTCCCGACGTTCCACTCGGACAACTGCGACGTGAGGGCTTCCGGCGAGAGGTGCGCGATCGGCTGGAACCTCGCCTGCCGGTAGAGGTAGACGGCGGCGGGGTTGATCAGCGACAGCGCCTGCGAGGTCTGCTGAACGTCAGCGCCGCCGAGACGCTGCGTCGCAAGGTTCGCTGGCGGCGACAGGTCATAGGACGGCTTCGGGAGGTCGGGCGTCGGGAGTGCTGCGTTGGCCGTCGTCTTGCTTTTCGCTTTCGGCACGCACAACGCTTACCAACGGAGCGCCGCCTGCGTCAACACCCGTTTTCCGTCCCGGCGCAGCCAGCCCGATCTTCTAGCGTATGAACGCGCGGTCTGCGGGAGTCGATCCCGGCCCGAACGAGAGCGAGCCGTTCTTCCATCCGAGACGCACGGCGTTCGAATACTCCTTCACGAGGAACGCCATCAGTTGGGTTTGCGTCTCGGTCATAGCTTGAGATTCTCGCGCAGCAGACGAACCGCTTCGCGCTCCGACTTCGCGTAAGCGCAGACGCCAGCCTCGTCGAGCAGCCGCCCGACTTTCGCGACGCCAGTCGATCGCGTCGGACGTTTCAGTGACGCCGTAGCCGAACTTGCGCGCCGACGGCATGTGGATCGCCATCCAAGGTTCGTCCAGCCCTGCGCAGCGGTGCGTCTCGATGCCGAGCAGCTTCTTCGTTTCGGTCAGCTTGGCGCGACTCGACTTGCAGCTCTGCGGCACGTCGATGAGCGTCGGCGTTCTCATAGCTCGTCCGCGTTCGGCTTCGGCGCGATCGGGTTCTGCTCGCGGAACTGCCGCCACGCTTCCTCTTTGTTCGACAGCTTCGCGCTGCCAACCTTCTTGTAGCTTACCGTCTTCCCGTGGCCCTCGCGTATCAACTGCCCGCGCCCGGCCATGTCCATCAGCAGCACGCACACCGAAGTGATCTTGTCGGCGTACTTCGCGTGCTTCGCCATGATCGCGTCGCGAACGTCGCCCGGCGTGAACGAGCCGTCGAGCCCGTCGACGACTTCCTTGATGGCTTCCGAGATGCCGGGACGACGACGCCCGCCCCTGCGCTTTGGCCCGCCGTTGGCTTCCGGCTTGGTCACGATCGCTGGCTGCTCCACCCTCGGGTAGCGTTTGCGGTAATGCCGCGTCCCGGACGCTAACGGCTCGACCGGCTTCGCTGGCGCCGTCGACCCGTTGATGACGCCGCTCAGGTGCTCGGCGCAATCTTCCAGCTTGACGATCTCCGCGCGGAGCTGCTCGATCTTCGAACGGATTTGGGTCAGGGCGTCCTTCAAGATTTCTTCGCTCGTCGTCACGGTGATCATAAAGCCTCTAACGCGCGACGGATGCGGGACAGCATCTCGTTCACGTCTTCGCCTTCGCGCCAGTTCGCGGCCTGATCGAACGCGTCGAGCACGCGCTGCTTCGTCAGAGAAGGAGCCAACGGCCATCGCCTAGAGTCCTTCTCATCGGGCGGACTGCAAGGCTTAGAGTCCGCTTTCGTCGACCCGCTCGCGTAGAAGTTCGCCAGCGACTGGCCGCGATAGGATTGGCCGTCTCCGAACTCCGAGCACACGCCGCGAGACGCTTCCTTGATCGCCTTCTCCGTCGGAGGCTTCCCGTTGGTCTTTTTGACGGCCTCTTTGAAGACTCGTTTCCGGCTCCGTTTCGGCACCTTCGCCAAAGCGCGAAACGCCTTTTCGGAAGTGGCTTTCGCCAATGTTTGCAGGGGTTTGTCGGTGTCCAACGCGTTGGACATTTCTTCCTTGGCGTCCCATGCCTGCAAGAGCATGTAAACGGTCGATCTCTGCTTGCCCCATTTCTTCAAACAGTAATCCTTGAACGTCTCAAATTCGCCTCGATAAAGACGCTTGTCCCGGATCGTTCGTAGTGCTTCGGCGCACGTCTTCATGTGCCCAAAACTTTCCTCCGCGATGCGCTCCATCCGCATCAGCTCGTTTCGCTCCGCCGTCGTCAGCTCTTCCGTCGCTGTCTCGCTCATGGTGACCTTTCAGTTCGTCCGCGCGGCTGATCTGGGCGCACCGTCGAAGCGGAGGTGAAACGCTTCGGGAAGCCCGCCGCGCGGACGGATTGAATGGTCGCTGGTGCTTGGCCGATCAAAGCCATGCGTGGACGTTACTCGACGCGTTGCTGGCGTCCAACTCATTTCTCGTCGAACTGGCCGTAGTCGATGTCCTTGTAGTCGCAGTCCTTGTTCGAGCACTCCCACCAGTCGGGCTGCGCTTCCTGAGCGCGACCCGGCTCGTCCTCGCGCGACGAACGTCTCAGCATCTGCCGTCCGCACATGGGACACCTCGGGCCTTTCGGCTTCGCCATCCCGCGTCTGAAAAACTCAGGCATACCGTTTGCTTTCTCTTTTGTCCTACGACCGCAATGGTCAACTCGAAACAAAACTGACTGACTGACCGGGCGGGGCACGGTGTTCTGGATTTGCCGCCGTGCTCCGCCCCCTTCCGCCCGCGTTTGGGCGAAGGAACGCAGCGGGACCGAAACGACCGGAGCCACCGCAGCGAGCTTTCAGAACCGAGTGCGCGAGTAGCGCGGCATCGACGCCCCGCTCGTCCGCGCGTTGCTCTGCTCGACGACCGTTGGCTTGTTCATCAGGTTGCTCACGCATATCAGATAGCCGCCGCTGACCGAGTCGACTATGTCGTCATGCTCGCAGTTCGGGGCGAACGTGTCCATCTCGTCGAACAGCATCCCGTTCCACGGCCCGCGCACGCACTTTATGATCCCGTCCTCCAATCTCGTCCCCCACATCGAGGCGCGCATCTCCTTCGACCCTTCCGGCACGTCCGGGACGACGACGTGGCCGAGCATCTCGGCGTCGTCCTTTATGTCCTGATAGTAGCCAAGCTGTGTCCCGTTTGCTTCGATCGCGACGATGACCTCCGCGCCGTCGCGCTTCGCCACCTCCTTGATCTTCGCCTTCCCTTTCGGCCACCGCCCGTTGACGCGCTCGACGTGGAGGATGAACACCTTCCCGTCGAACGTCACCCCGATCTTCGCCCCGGCCAGGTAGTCCGCTCCCTTCGTCTCGGAAAACGCTAGGTCCCATCGCCTGACGATCTTCATCAGCGGCGGAACGTCGCAGGCGTCGACCATGTCGAGCGCCGAGCTGTCGAGTATGTTCCCTTCGAGCGAGCGCGGGTTGCCTTGGTACCGCGCTTCGAACGCGCGTCCTCCCATCGCCTGCTTGCTCGCCATCAGCGCGTCGAGCGGGAACCTGTCAGGCCAGAGCGCGTCGCCTTGAACGCGCCCGAGCGGGTCGTTCGCGTCGGCGAGCGCCGGAAGCCGAAGCTCCTCCCATTTCTCGCCGTCGCCGTTCTTGCTCGCCGCGATGAGCTTCCCGGCCAAGTCCTCCGTCGACCAGCGCGACATGATCAGCACGATCGCGCCGCCCGGTTCGAGACGGTCGCGCAGCGTCTCTTTGTACCACTCGTAGGTGTTCTGGAGCGCCAGCCTGTTGTATGCGTCCGCGCGGTCCTTCACCGGGTCGTCGATCAGGATCAGGTTCGCCCCTTTGCCCGTCGGGGAACCGAGCACGCCGATCGACCTGAACGACGAGCGATAGGCCGTCGTCAGCGCCCAGTCGTGAACAGCCGAACTGTCGTCGCGCACGCGCACGTCGGGGAACACCTCCGCGAAGCGCGGGTTGAACGACACGTTGTTGCGCACCGTCCGCGAGAAGCCCGTCGAAAGGTTGGCCGAATGCGAGACGCAGATGATCGACCGCTCGGGGTTCCGCCCGAGATACCACTGCGGGAACTTCTCGCAGGCCAGCGAGCTTTTCCAGTGGCGCGGCGGGCAGGTGATGAACAGGCGCTTGACCTCGCCGCGCTCGACGGCTTCGAGACGCTCGGCGATCGACCGCAGGTGTGGCGACCCGTAGGACGACGCGGCGTTGGTGTCCGTGAACTGCGCGAACTCGATCAGCTCATGCTTCGCCAGCTCGCGCCTCGCCCACCTTACCGTTGCCGCTCTCTCCGTTGTGCTGATGTTTAGCTTCGCCATTGGTGAGCGCGTTCGGTTCGAGGGTGTGGATGATCCTGCGCAGTTGCGCCGGGGTCAACGTCGGCGGCTCGGTCTTGTCCTCCGTCTGGATCGGGACGCCGTCCGGCCCGCTGAGCTCGGTCCGCTTCGGAGCGTCGAGCCCGAGCAGCTCGTCGATGCGCTGGCGTGCGCGTATCTTCGCGCCCGGGGAAGCGTCTCCGGCCATGATCATGGACTCGTAGAAGGTGAAGGAGTCGGCGCGGTGCTGCTCGCGCGATCGCGCGAAACGCTTCTGTATGTTTTTCCTCGCGCGAACCATGTAACGGTTGACGCTGTTCCAGTGGATACCGTACTTCTTGCAGATGGCGGCGTGGATCTGGGAGGGGCGAGCGCCCCTGGCCATGAGCAGCTCGACCTCCTCGATGCGTTTTTCGAGTTCGTCGTTGGTAGGCTTGAGGCCGTTGGGGCGTTGGGCGACGTTCTTGGAGTGGTGGTCGGGTTTCGGTTTCGGGGTGTGGTGCTTCATTCTCGCCTTTCTACGACCCACCCGACGAACTCTCCGAACTGGAAGAAGACGCTGGCGCGTCCGTCGAAGACGGAGGGTTCGATGGGCCGCTGGTACCCCGCGAGGCTGAGTTCCTTCTCGACGATCTCGGCGGGGGTGGTGCCGGAGTCGAGCTTCCACGACATGGCCATCCTGCGGAGGACGGTGCCGACGTAGCCTTGGGGGGTGACGGTCTTGTCGACGACGACGAAGGCTCCGCCCGGGCGAACGAGCGAGCACATGCGGTTGATCCACGCGCGTCGGTCGGCTACCGGGAAGAACATCAGGCAGAGGAAGGCTACGGCGAAGTCAAAGGGGGCGTAGTCGTAGGCGATCGCGTCCGCGACGACGAGGTTCTGCGGCCCGCCGTAGTGGGCGGCCATCTGCTCGGACTCCTCGATCGCGGTGAAGCGTGCTTTGCGCGCTTCGAGAACGTCGCGCAGGGCGTTGCCGATGTTGCCCGTGCTGGCGCCTATGTCGTAGACGAGCCCGCCCTTCGGGACGTAGTGCCTGCCGAGATGGGCGACGGCTCGCGTGGCGAGGTCGTACCACGGGAGCTGCTCGCGAACGTGGGAGTCGAACCGCTTGGCCACATCGGCGTCTTTGAACGTCCAGTTCTGCGGTATCCAAGCCTGCGCGTGGGCGTCGCTCATAGGACGAAGCTCCTGACGGAGCGGCGGGCGGTTTGGCGGTTCTTAGAGCTGTTCCACCAGCGGTTGACGCCTGAGGGGTGGGGGACGACGACGAAAACAGCGTTTAGACCGGTTTGCGGGCTGAAGTAAGCGGGTTCTAGCCCTAGCGCGGAGGCGGTTTTGAGCCCTAGAACGACGACCCGGCCCCGGAATCGGCGTTTCGCCGCTTTCGCGACGGGGAACGCGTCGCCCTTGCCGTTTTTCCCCGGCCAGCGGTCGAGCAGGTTCACGCGGCGGTACCGCAGGAAGGTTTCCATCCCGACGCCGAGCAGGTCCGCGAGGAAGCGGCCAGAGCGCCCCGACAGCGGCTGGCGCGGGTCGCTCGTCCTGCTCGGCGCTTGGCCGACGAAGGTCACTTGGTCGCGCATGGCTTTAAGATGCGGTCGCGGATCGTCTCGGCGACGGCGCGCATCATGAGCGGCGGGACGGCGCGTCCGAGCCGCTCCCACTGCTTGGCGAAGACGCCCGTCAGAACGAAGTCGTCGGGGAACGAGCAGATCCGTTTCAGCTCGGCGATGCTGAACTTCCTTCGCTCGGTCGGGTGGACGACGCTCGCGACGCCGCTCAAGCCTCCGAGGGCGGTCACCGTCGCGCAGGGCTTGCTTCTGGAAGGCTTCGAAAGGTTCAGGTACTTCTGCGACTGGCTTCCCTCGTTCGTCTTGTCCCACTCCTTGGCGATCGCGTAGCGGGCGATGCTCGTCTCCTCCTCGACGGCGAACTGGTGCGACGCGCTCCCGAGGATCGTCGGGCACGGCTTGTTGTGGCTGAACGATTGCTTCTTGCTATCGAACGGCATCCCGTGGCCGCCGTAAATCTTCGCCTGCTTCCCGCTCGGGGAGTCCATCCACGGGATCGCGTCGCGCATCGAGTAGCGGTAGGGCAGCGGGGACGGGAACTGCGGATCGGTTTCGAGATCGTTGCGGACGCCGACGAAGAAAAGGCGCTGGCGCTGCTGCGGGACGCCGAGCCACTGCGCGTCGAGCAGGCGGCAGCCGACCCGGTAGCCGCAGCCCTTGAGCGCCGCGAGCGTCTCGAGGAACACTCCTTTCGCGACACCCTTGGCGAGCCCGCTGACGTTCTCGGCGACGAAGACGCGCGGCTGTATGCCGTCGAGCAGGCGAACGAACTGGCCGAACAGATCGTCGACGCGCTGCTCGGTGTCGGAGTAGTGCCTGACTTGGCCCCAACCTTTCTCGCGCTTCCCGGCCATCGAGAACGACGCGCACGGCGGGGAACCTTCGAGCACGTCGATCTCGCCGCGCTTCCTTCCAACGTCTGACAGCACGCCCTCTGGCGTAACGTCGCGGATGTCTTTCTCGCAGACGATCACCTTCGGGTGGTTCAGCAGGTAGACCTCGCGTGCTGCGGGCACGAACTCGTTCGCCCAAAGAACTTCGAACCCGGCCATCTCGAATCCGAGACACGAACCGCCGCAACCGGAAAACGTCGAGACGACCGTGAAGCCGCACCGCGGCAGCGAGCGAACCTTCTTCATCGAAGGGACGTGATAGGCAGGCTTGTCGTTGCGTGCGCTCATGACGGCTTGCCGCTCCACTGATACCCACACTTGGGGCACTTGTGCTCGATGGGCAGGTTCTCGTCGACGACGGGGAACCCGGTCGGCGGCCGTATCGACGCCAGCAGCGAGTCGACCTCGTCAGTCGTCATCGCCGTCAGGTCGAAGTCGTTGTTCATGTCGCTCAGGAGCGCGGCCAGCGCGGCCTTATCGTCGTCGCCCACCGAGCGGTTCGCCGCGATCATGCGCTGGACGTGCGTCTTCTCGTCGTAGTTCACCACGACCACGTCGGCGGAGTCGTAGCCGAGCTGCTCCAAAATTTTCCTGCGCAGGTGGCCGCTGACGAGCATCCCGTTGCGCTTGTTCCACACGAGCGGGTCGAAGTAGTCGTTCTTGAGCGACCGCTTCAACGACTCCCACGCCGGGGTGTCGGGCACCGGATGCAGCCTCGGGTTGTCGGGATGAGGAACCAGCTTCGCGATCGAGACGCGCTGGATCGTCAGCTTGGCTTGGAGTCCGGTCTTGGGTTTCTGCGTCGGCGCTGGCTTGCCGTTTTTCATGAGAGGCACTGTTCCTTGTATCCGATTGGCGCTCGGCGCGTCAAGGCGTCAGTCCAGACGCCCGCTTGCAGTCGAAACAATCGCAGCCGGTCACCGGCAGGTTCGTCGTCGGCGCGTTGGTCGCGAGCTTCTCGAACGCCATCGTGTTTTTGTAGTCCAGCGCCCCGCGCCTGCTGTTGCGCCGGACGCCTTTCACCCACTGCGCAGCGTGCCAGCGGTCGACGTGCCGGATGAAGTCGTAGGTCTTCATGCCGTGCAGCGGCCCGCTCGTGTGCAGCCGCTCGAAGAAGATCGAGACGGCACTCATGCTTCCTCCTCGATGTTCTTTCGAAGCAGCTCGCGCAGCACCGTTCTCGCGAGCACGCGCTGCGCGTTCGCAGCCTCCTCCTCTTTCGGGACGATGAGCCCGTTCATCACTTGGTCGATGTGGCCCGTCTTCTCCCCGAGCAGCCGGTCGATCACGCGGTCGACCGCGAACGCCGACAGCCAGTAGGACGTCACCGGCCACTTCGTGCCAGCCCGGTACGCTCGATCCTCCGCCTGCTCCGCGTCGCCGGGCGTCATCGGGCGGTCGAGCAGGATCACCGTGTTCGCCGCCGTCAGGTTCAGCCCGATGCCGCCCGCGTCGATCGTCGCCGGGAACACGCGCTGCCGCCCCGCTTGAAAGTTCGACACGATGCGGTCCTTGTCCGCGTTGCTGAGCCCGCCGAGATACGCGACGCACGGCGCGTCGGGCTCGCCGCTGTGCCCGCTAACCGCGTAGTGGTTCGCGATCTTCTGCGCCGTCTCTCTGAACGCCGTGAAGACGAGCACCTGCCCGCCCTCTTCCAGCGCGTCGTCGATCAGCTCGATCGCCGGTTCGACCTTCGCCGCGCTCGACGCCTGCCGCAGGAACGTCAGCAGCGCGACCGCCTCCGCTTCCTTCAAGACCTCGCCAGCTTCCACGCGCTGGTTGAACCCGGCTCGGCACTCCGCCAGCTTTCGATCGTAGACGGCCTGCACTTCCTCCTTCGGCTCGACGTTCAGGATGACGCGCGTCTTCGGGGGCAGGTCGAGGCACTCCGACTTTTTCTTTCGGAGCATCCAACCTTTCAACTGCTCGTTCAGCTCGTCAAGATGGGCGACGCCCGTGTTATCCCAAACGTCTATGAACTCGCCGCGCACCTTGATCTGCTTCCTGTGCCCTTCGCAGAAGTGCTGCTCGTAGCGCGACCGGTTCGCTGCGACCGGGTGCTTGATCGCGCGCAGCAGCGGCAGCAGGTTGATCGGCCTGCCGTTGCGCATCGGCGTCCCCGACAGCAGGAACGTCGCGAACGACAGGTCGGCCAAGTCGAGGAACGCCTTCGTCCTCGCGCTCCGCATCGACTGAGCATAGTGCGCCTCGTCGGCGATCAGGATGAACCGCTGGCCGTCCTCCGGCTTCGGGACCTTCGCCCACGAGTGGAGCTGGATCGGAACCCACACCGCGCGGCTCTCCGCCTGCCAGTTGCTTTTCAGGTTGGCGGGGCAGATCACCTTGATCGGGTAGCCCGTCACCTCCGACAGCTTCTTCGCCGCGACGAGCGCGACGCGCGATTTGCCGGTGCCCATATCGTGCGCGAGGATGACCCGGCGCGACTGGACGAGATGAACGACGGCCTCCTTCTGGTGCTCGAACAGAACCTTGCCGTCCTTAAGCGGCTGGCCGAGATCGCCGAGACGCGCGATCGCTTCCTCGGTGAACGCGTCCTCGTTGCGCTTGGCGGCCTGCGCGGCCTCCTCCGCCTTGATGAACTCCTTCGTGATCTCGCAGCCGCCGAACAGCGTCGGCCAGTTCACCTGCCCGAGCGAGTCGGACGACAGACGCCACGTCTTCGTCTCCCCGTCGTAAGGCTTGGTCACCGGGTAGCGGTGCGACAGCGCCTTGATCTTCTCGACGAGCGCCGGGTGGTACCGGAAGCTCACGAGCACCTGCCCGCGTTTGTAGTCGATCGTCGCGTTCATGGGAATTTCTTGGTGAACTTTTCGTTGAGCGGCATCCGCGTCAGCAGGTCGCCTTGCGGGTGGCGCGTGGCGATCCCGAACCGTCCTTCCAACGTTGGCAAATCGTGGCAGTCCGCGCAGACGCATAGCCCGCTCGGGCTGACGAGAACCGATCGGTTCGGCTTTCCGCACGCGTCGCAAACCTTGTTGCTGTCTCGCTTCAACACGCCGCCCTCAGCCAGCATCGCCGTCCACACTTCGTCGAACTTTTGAATTGCGTTCACTTCGGCTCCTTTCCTTCGACGTAGGTCCAGTTGGCTTCCTTCCACGCGTCGCGCGTCATCCGGCCCTGCGGCGTCTCGACCATGTCGAAGAAGTCGAGTTCCCATAGCGCCATGACGCCTTCGCCGCGCCACACGCTCACCGCCACGATCGGGGCGCCGTCCTTGATCGCGTCTCCGCAAGAGTCGCACATCAGGCTTTGCAGCGCCTCCGTGATCTGCTCGCCGTTCGCGACGACCGTCAGCGAGTGGTCGTCAGGCTTGCGGGCCGGTCCAGCCAACGCGCGGCACTTGAACCCCGCCCGAACGTCTTCTTCCGTCAACTGCGGCCGGTTGCCGCACTTCTCGCACAGTATCCTTCTTGCCATACCTACTTCCTTTCCTTTGTTTGTTTCAACTCCTCGAACACTTCCAGCAGCAGCAGCCCGGCTCCGAGCTTCGGTTCCGTGCGCCTGCTCTCGTCCTGCGCCAGCCACGCGTCCAGAACCGGGCGCGCCGCGCAACTGCTCGTCCGCGCTTCGTAGAGGCGAACCAGCTCCGCCTTCGC